CGTCTGGGCCATGGTTCGTTACCTCTCGTTTTTTTATTCCCCGTTCAGCCAGGCTTCTCGCTGTTCGGGGGTGAGTTTTTCGTATTCCGCTTCGGTGTTAACTTTCATCTTCCCGTCCGGAACTGTGCCGGGAATGGTGGTGAGCGACTTCGCCGGCTCTGTGATCTTGAATTTTTCCATCAGACTCTTCGTGACCTTTTCCGTTATCTCCGCCTCGATCGCAGTGCGGAGCTTCGTCGCGTCTGGTGCATCCACCAGCTTCGAAAGGATCTTGAAGAGTTTCGGAGCGTCCTTGCCGGAAGCGCCGATGATATTCAGCACGGAGTCCTCGGAAATGCCGTTGTTCAACAGCAGTTCCTCCATGAGCGGAGCTTTGTCGAGGAAATCAGGCACTTCAAGGTCGATACTGTGCTTGATGTCCCGACGGTCGAGCTCCGCCCGCAGTTCGGCGATCTGCTGTGTGAGGCTCGCCACGGCGCCGTCCGCGTCTCCCTCGAGCATCAGCTCCTCGGGGGACTTGACGACTTCCGCTTTCGTCCGCTCCAACGCTTCGAGGCGTTCCCTCAACTGACGGTTGCGGGCTCTTTCCTCATGCAGCGCGGCCAGCGGTACGGTCCGATCGTCTTTCTTCTCCGGAGTAACTACCGGGGGGGGCGTTACTTTCCCCGGATCGGCTTCGCCCTCTTTCACCGGAGTAACGACGGGTGTGACCACCACAGGTGGCACCACGGAAGGAACAACGGGCGTCACGGCCGGATCCGGAGTTACCACCGGAGGAGTGACGTCTTCGCCTGTCAGTTCCGCCTCTGTGAAAATCTGCTCGACCACTTCTCCAGCCATGAATCCCTCCCTTTTTACGCCTTGGTAGGCGATCCCGGGGTGACGCCCCCGGTCGGCGGTTTTGGAGCTTTCACGAATTCAGCGGCCTTTTCTGCCGTGGTGTCCTTAATCACCGTAATGCCACCCCACGTCTCCCCGGCCATGATCTTCTTCAGGACTTCATCCGCGGTAATGCCTGGCTGCGGTGGCCCCATCGGCTTCGGTTCTTCCTTCGCCGGCGCGGCGGCTGGTGTAACGTTCCCGGCTGCCTCGTTGAAGAGCTTCTGTTGCGTAAGGCGGTCCTGCTTCTCCTCCGCAGCCTTCAGCTTTTCGAGGATCTTCTCTTTGTTCGGCAGATCGGACGCCTCGAAGGACGCCTGGAGCACCGGCAGCGCGATATCCGGCGTCATGCGGGTGGCAAATTCCATCATTGTACGGCTGACCCAATTCCTGGTCGTCTCGGTCTCGGCGTGCTCAGAGACCACGATGTCATAGCGTCCTTGCGTGACGACGTTTACTCCATCCTTGTTGAACGTGACCCACTTGTCGGAGCCGGTGGTATCCTCCGTGATCCGGATTACCTTCTCGTACGTCCATAGCCGGCGCATCTCCGCCAGCATAAGCTCTCCCATCCGGTGCTTCATCAGCCGGAGGTTATCGAAGGGCTCTGTGTTGATCGTCGCTCCCTGTCGCTGCCGTGCCTCAATCGCCACCCCGGAGCGAGCGTTCGTCTGCTGACCCATCTGCTCTTCGACGGCGCCAGATATCTCCTGAAGCTCCCGCTTCGCCTCCTGCATGATCTTGAAGTGCTCCGCGGCGATGACCGAATCTTGAGAAAACTGGAATTTCTTATACTGCAAGGCGCCGGCGTTCAGTTGGATCCACGCATCCGGGCGGCTGATCTGTTCCTTCGCATCTTGTGGATTCGTTATGGATCCAGTCTCCCAAAAGACGCGGCGGGTGGAAAGGATGTGCGAAAACTGGCTCCGGTTCTTGTTGATCTCCCGCTGCGGGTCCTTCATGTTTTCGACCATGCCGTAAGGTTTCCCGTCGTCGTCCATGTAGCAAATGAACGGGATAAGCGGGTAATAGTTGTGGCCCGACTGGATCTTGCTTTCCGGCTCAAGGATTGTGTCGCACGTGAAGATCACGCTGTAAATTCGGTCGACCAGTCGTTGAATTACCTTGTAGACGTTTGGATCGGACACCAGTGACGTGTTGAGTGCCAGCGATTCCTTCGTCGTTTCCTTAACGGAACCGTCACGATATCTCAGGAAAACCGACGGCTCGCATTTCTTGAAGTACATCTGTATAACCAGCACGCGGGCGCGCGCGGAGTCGACCCAGCCGACGTTGCTCTTGTACTGATCTCCTTTGACGTTGATATGGGGAGTCTTCTGGCGCTGTTCGTCGTACTGCGTCTGCAGCTCGTTGGCTTTTTCAGGCCAGGTGGCTTTCGCCACATCGAGGTCGAGCCAGCGGTCGATGTACATATAACGGGAGTCGTCAAGTAGCATGTGTCGGGCGTGCGGATCCCATCCGACATTTCGCCAGTCGGCGTACCGTATCTGAACTTCCTCCGCCGTGGGATCCTGATTCTCTCCGATCTCGATCCAACCGATCCCGCCGCCGAGACCGTCAAAAAACACGTCGGAGACGAGATGGTCAGCCTGGTTCTGGTCTTGGATGTACTTGAAGCCGGCCGTTATCGCGTCCGCCGTCGGGCCGTCAGTTGCGCCTCGAGGCTTCGCGTCGATATCCGTACGGGACCGGATCTCGATCCCCTTCTGCAAGTCGATCGTTGGTTTGATCCGGTTGATGGAAAGGACGGGGCGCTTCTCTTTTTCGAGGGTGTCGATGTCGTCCTGCCGCCACTGCCTCTTGCCGCCGTGGTAGAAACCGAAGCTCTCCTTCGCCGTCTCCCGCCAATCGCCGAGGCATTCACATGATTCCTGGTACCACTTCTTGTATTTCGCGGTCGAGGCACCGGCTGGCTTCGCGGCCCCGTTGTTGACGTCCTGCGTGGAAGGCAGCTCTTCGCCGGCGTAAGCGGCTACACGCTCATCCATGAATTCTTTTGCTCCTTCCGGATTCCGTAGCGCTCCTTCTTCCGCATCTGCTCATCCTCGACACTCCCGAAGATATAGTCCTTGAGCACGTCCGAGTACAGGTAGGCGAGGATGTTGGAGATATCGTCGTGCCAGAAAGGGAACTTCTCGAATTCGGTCTTCAGCCGTTCGATGTACTCCAGCGGGATATCCGTGCAGTAGTGGATCTTCCCGTTATTGAGCGGCCATTCCAGCGCGGCGCCTATGAATTTCTTCTTGTTCCGTCCCGCCGGTCTCAGTAGGATCCCGTTCCCGCCCTTCTCGAATGTTACCCAGCGGCCGGAGGCGCGTAGCGCGGCTTGGACGTGGACATGCGTGGTGGAGATACCGACCTTCTCGATTCCCAGGCGCATGACAATACCGGATTGCAGGTACATCCGGACGATCTGCTCGATCGCTTCCGATTCGCCGGCCGGCGATACCCACAACTTCTCGATGAACACCCGACTCTGGCCGATATCGTCGGAAAACGGCTCCACATTGAACAATCCTACCGTCCACGGGTCTCCGCCGGTCTTCCTCAGCGCGCTTTCCTGATCGCCCGCTTGGTCGACCAGCATGAAGCGGTACAAACCCTTCGGCATGAACTTCCGCTCGATCGGCATCAGGAAGGCTGAATTCAGTTTCCGGTCCGCTTCCGGCGTGGGGTTACAAAGCTGCTGGGCGTTGAAATCCCGGTCCCCCATCAGGTCGTTCAGGCGTTTTTGTGAGATAGAGACCGTTTTCCCCTGCGCCGTCCCGTCGTCGGTAGCCGGCTTGATCCGGGCGAGATACTTTGGCCGACCCTCCCCGTCCTGCTTCCCGCGGACGTATACCAGCGGGTCGTTGTGGTGATAGAAAGTACCGATCACCCGATGATGCCCGCCGTCTTTCCCAAGGTTCTGGCTCGAGTCGTATTTGTCCTTGACCTTCTCCATCATTTCAGGGGAATCGGCCAAGTCCTTTGTGGTGATGTCGTCGTAGATTCGGCGCTCATAGTGCCGGCCGGTCGGCATTCCTTCGATCAGCCCCCACGCGGCGACCGTAGCGTCCGGTCGCGTGGTAGCGCGCTTCAGGATGATCCCTTCGTCCAGGGACCAGCGCGGAGCCTCCTTCTCACAGTCCTTCCAAATAACGTCCGGGAATAGCGCCTGGAGAAACTTGTCGGTCTCGAATATGGTCTTGATGCTGGACAGGAAGGCTTTCGCCAGCTCGCGCTTTGCGGAGAAGATGCCGGTAGAGTGGTCCGGATTGCGTAGGGTGTACTGGATCGTCTCCGCGACTGTGATGATGGTACTCTTGAAATGCTCTCTCGCCCAAACGTCCAGCGTGAAGTCCTGCGGGCCGTCCTCGATCTCACGACACGCCATCACGGTAAAGGGGCTATTCGTGCGGTCTTTCCCAATGGGATCCGACCACGGCTTCAAGATGAAATAGACGATAAACCACAGATCATTCAGCACCAGGTAGCGGTACGCCGCATATTCGTCGAGATTGCCGTCCGCGATGTCCTGGGAGATTTTCAGGTAATTGTGCTTGTATTGCAGCTCAAACGGCTCATCAAACCCGATCTTCGGGTGCGGCGTGAAGTCGATGCCGTTGATCTTTATCACTACATCAACCCCATTCCCATGGTCCGCTTCTTCCGCGGCTTCTTCCCGGTAGGCTTCCAGCCATGCTCTATCCCTCGCAGCAGCCGCATCTGGGCTTGTGCCTTCTGAAGCGAAGTGTTGCTCGAGTGCATACCGCTGGGGCCCTTCACCCCGAACCCTTCGCCGGTTTTCTTCAGTTCGTAAGGCATCGCTCAGTCCTCCGGAACGTCGATCCAGATTATTTTCCCCGTCGCCGGGTCCCGCTTCGGGACTCTCTTCGTGCCCTTCGGTTTCGGCGGCGGCGGCGGTAATTTCGGCTCCGTCCCAACGGCATCAAGTATCCGGTTCCGAGCTCTGATTTTGTCGAGTATCGAAAGCTCCGCCACGAATCCTCCTCAGGCGTGATGCTCATGCGGTTGGCCCCACAGCGGCAGCCACACGCAATGAGGCTCGCCGGTGCAGGTTTCAGCCCGCCAGAATCCGTCGCTGATTTTCGTAAGAGACAGCAGGGGTGGGAAACCATCGTGCTCCAGCCGGTGCACGGCATGAAGCGCCAGAGCCTCCTCGAAGGTCAGTTCCGTGTCCGCATTCCGCGCCACCAATTCTCCGATTCAAACATTGCGCCAGTTAAGCGAGACGGTAGAGACAAAAACCGTGCCCGTCAAGAAGAAAATTTATATTGACGAAGCTGCGGAAATTCCGGTATTGTCTCGTTGCCCACATATGGGTATACCCATATAACAGAGAGGAGAACACACTCAATGCTCCCTGAGCCGCTTCCATCGCTGGCCTTGCCGCGCCTACACTGTAAGCGATGCGGCGGGAAATGGATACCCCGGAAAGACAAAAACCTGCCCAAAAAGTGTCCGAAATGCTCCAGTCCGTACTGGCACAAGGCCCGGAGGCGAAATGCGGCATAACGCAGTGCTGTGTTTGGCTGACCGGAAGATGATTCCACAGAAGAAAGGAGGCTGACCGTGGCGCGGAAAAACAAGCCCAGGCAGCTCGATCGGCCGCAGGACGAAAGGGAATGCAGCCGGCCATACTG